GATTGAAGAATATTTTCCAGGTAGCAAACTAGATGTACCAGATTCAGATGTTTCTGCAACTTGCCAATTAGCTCTTAATCGACCTGAGTCAACTGGTGTTCCTACTTTAATTTTTTCATCGGCAACTAAAATAACCGCTTCAAGCATTTGATTAAAAGCTTCTTCAGCAAAGTCTCCTATTTCATCGAGTCTAATTTTTTTTGTCATTACGACCTCAGAATTAATTCATAACTAATAGCAGTATTACCTTGTTCTGTTGTTTCAATCCTAATAATTTGATGAACTGTAGAACTAATAACAACTCGATCTGAAACCGTTGGAGTGTAACTTAAATCAGATGCAGCAATTGTTAACCGTTTATCAGTTGCTTTTATTAACTCTCCTACTTCTCTTTTAGAAACACCTTCAACAAAACCTTTAACAGTTGTATCTGCGGTTGTCTCTCCCATTGCACCTGTAGCGGTGTTATAAGCACTTCCTGTAACTTTACGAATCGTAACATCACCACCTACAGCCTTAAGGACTTTGCTTGCTGCTTTTCTAAAGCCTTTAGGTTTTACTGGCATTAGATCCTATAAGCAATAACTGATCCTGCACTTGTTTGAGTAATGCTGGTGAAAACTCCTTCAATTTCTGTGCTTGCTTTTAGATCAATTCCAGAAACAGTTGAAGAACCATTCTTGGTGACATTTGGAGAAACTAAAGTAACAGTCGAATCTGTTAAACAAGTAATTTTTCCAAACCTCCCTGTATGGGCGTTTGTATCTGTGATGATGAGTGCAGCAGGATAAGACATTCCCATTAGCTTCGTTTTACAGCGATGTTGCCAGGTCCACTAATTCTAATGCCTGTGAAGTATCTTTCAAACATTGGTGGTACACGATCAGCACCAACAGCACCGTAAGAATTAGGAGTTGCATCCAAAGATCCAACCTTGATGTTTTTATAATCTTCCAACCCACTAAGTCCAAGACCGTCTTTATTGTTATTCAAGTAAGCAGCTAAAACGGCTTGTGCTTTCTTGATTTGATCAGGTATTTCTGTGTCTGTAAAATAATCAGTTGTTATACGGAAAGGAAAACCAGTTGCATAAGTATTGATATAAGTATCAGGCTTTCTTACTCCAGTTCTAGGCCATTGCATTGCTTGTGTATCTGTGGCTCTAGCACCTAAAAATCTTTCACGATCAATTCTTTGTGCTGCTGTATATAAAGCACGATTTCTGTAGTCGTCACTTGTTGACCCAGCTTCCCAAGCAATTACATCATCATCAGCAACTAAACCTTCAATCAGTTCATTTGCTTCTGTAAGTGAGATGTAACTATTTGCGTTAGCTGCTCCCGCCGTGTGATGAATTGTTATTGCCATCAGTAGTTGCTTTAGGTTTACGCTTACGTTTTTGTTTTGGCTTAGGATCTTCAACAGGAATAGAGGCCACCTGTGCGGCAGCCTCTCTTTCCTTCATTCGCCTAAATGCGAACATTCCCATTAGCTAGATGCACCTTTTATAAGAGCATAGTTAATGACAATTGCTTGGCTCAAAGAACCGCCAGAAAGATTTCCAACAGTAACTTTAAAAGAACCAGCAGCAACAGTAGAAACAACGAGCCAATAAGCACCCGCAGTTCCACCTGATCCGTGGTTAACAACTACAACGTCAGTTGCAGCTACACGATCATTGTTTACTTGGAATGTAACTTCTGCGCCATCTGCTAAAGCAGCAGCGTTCATTGTTACCTGCCCTGACTCTGTATTAAGAGTCACGGCAGTTGACTTGTTAGTTGCTTGGGTAACAGTTCCACCAGTTGTGTAACCAATAGCCTTGCCAGCAACGGCTTCAAATTGTGATGCCATAATTAGTTACCTCTAATCCTGAGCAGAAACGTTAGTTGCTCTAACAATTCCGATGTTTTTCTGTTCGTAGACCTTCGACCAGTTGGCTACGGTTTCAAGCTGAGCACGAGTTGGGTTTGTTGTTGTAACAGCCCACTTAGTACCAACAGGATGATATGTGTAATGGAGATCAACAGCCATTGCATCAGATTTTGCAAGGATGTCTCTGTCTGTCTCAGTACTCAAACCTGCTTGCTCTCCAGAAGCGATTGCTCCAGCAGTAAAGAAGTAAGTTGAATACTCAGTAGAAGCACCTGAACCTGTTGTTGCTACGTCATCAGAAACGATGACTCTTAAGCCGCAATAAGTAGGAACAGCACCATTACTACCGTAAGCAGAAACGATTGAACCACCAGATGCAGTTGCACCAGCATTAGTGTCACCAGCTACAACATAGTCAACAAGCTTACGCTCTACTAGGTCGTAGTAAACCTTTGAGTGCATAGCAACAGCAGTAAGCTGATCGCCAGCATCTCCAAGAATTGACTTGGCTTTTGCTACATGCTTAGGACTTAAACCTGTAGGAGTGTCACCACTCTCTGAGTCGATGCAGTTAGCAAATAAAGCAGAGTTACTGTCATTTGCATTGATCGAACCAAATACACCAGAAAGAACTGAAAGCAAGTCTTTTTGTCTTTGGTTAGCAATGTAAGCACCAACTTTTGCACCAATAGCAGCCATTGGATCAGAGCCAGCAGCTAAAGCAGCTAAGTCTCTTGCTTCCCAAGCACGACCTCTGTGAAGAATTACAGAAATCTGCTTGTCAGCTTGAATCTTGCCAGGTGTTAAAGAAGTGCTATCACTTAATACTTCAAAATCTCCTGAAAGATTTGCTTTCCAAAATGGAACATTGACGAAATCACCACCTTCAGTCGCATTAAGCTCAGCCATTGGTTGAACCACACCGCTAGCCAAAAAGGCATCACGCTGAGTTGTCTGCTCAATCAAGTACGGCGTAAAGACCTCAGGAATGATTACGTCCGACCTTACGGTGGCCATAAAAATTACCAGAAATTAGTTTTACGATGTGGGTCACAAACCCTTACGGCTCAGCACAGCCTTGCCTTATGACAATATATTAGCGTGCAACTGAATTTTTCAAGCGATCATATAAATCTTTGTCAGTTCTATATAGCCTCATCTGTTCTGTAATATTAAAACTTTCAGCGGCAAACGGGTTCTTAGTTCCTGCAGGAATATCACCTCCACTTGATCTACTTGCAGAAGCTCCACCACCTTTAGGCTTTGGTTGTTTCAAAATATAATCAGGAAGTTTACCTTTAGCCCAATCAGACACAGGTGTTCTTTCATATCCATCGACAACGACAGGAACACCGTTATCAACTTCTATTTTGTCTTTTGGTAAAAAGTTATTTAAAACAAGATTGGGATCATGGACAATTTCAGCTAAAGCTTGAACAGCAGGTGAAACTAATTCCAATTCACGAACTTTAGCTTCAAGTTCTGCAATCTTCTTTTCTTTTTCAGAAGACCTTTCTCGATATTGTTCTTCTAGTTTTGTTCGGGCTTCGGTGTACTTGCCTTGTTTTTCAAGTTCAGCTTGCTCAGCATTGTTCTTGAAATCAATCAAAGATTGAACATCAACATCAGCAGGAACAGCTTTAGACTTTTCCTTTGCTTTTTTGTATTCGTCTAATAGCTCTGCGTTTTTTTTACGCATTGCATCTAGTTCGGCTTTTAGATTCTCTTTTTCGGAATCAACAGCTTGCTCCACAGGAGCAGTTGTTTCGTCAGGCATAAAAACCCACAGGGTTATTTAGGTGATCTAACCATAACTCTTTTTCTTCCCTTTGCCTTTTTTATTTTTTTTAGGCATAACCGAATAGCAACTAAACTTTACCGTAGCGTCTTTGCAGTTGACTTAGTGTAAGTTCACTTCCATCATCTCTAATCATTTTTTGTAACGCTGCTTGAGGGCCACCATTCTTAGATATTTTATTGAAATATTTAACACGACTAGGACTACCAAAAACATCTAATTGAGCAGCCTTACCAGCAGAAGTATCTTTCAACCATTGCCCATAAGTCATATTTGAAGGAACCATTCCACCTGATGCTGACCTTCTTCCTACTCTTGGTGGTTCAAAGTCATAGCCTTGTTTTTTTAATCCTTCATAATCAACAACAGCAACAGTAGTAGAGCGACAATTAAAATGTTGAGGAGGTAAGGGGCCATCACCATATTCAAAAACTTGACCGTCTAAAGAAGCACAAATAGATGAAGTTCTACTATCAAGCGTTGCCACATATCTGTATTTCTGAGTTATATCACTATTTGATTTATAAACATTTTGACTAGCAGCATTTGAGACTTGATTAACACTTGTTCTAACAATTGCCGTAACTTGTCTGTTTGTTGCAGCCGTTAAACTCCCCCCTGCTTTTGCTATTTGTTTTACACTTCCCTTTTGATTAAACAATAAGCGGCCTTTTAATTTCCTTACTATTTCGTCTGTTGTTTGCCCTTGTAATAAACCAGTTCTTACTTCTTTTGCTAATAAATCTGCTGACGCTGTAGTTATCCCTTGAAAAGCTTTGGCAACAGTACGTCCATCAGGCAGCGTAATAATTGCACCTTGACCAGCAGTCAAACTGTAAGTTTCTGGAGCACCTGTAACTGACTTGAAAAGATCTTGCTGAAGCGTTATTAAATTTAATTGAGTTGGATCAGTAGTTACAACAGATTTTGCAAACT